GAAACTACATCGTCCGCTCCCGCCGCTGTCGCGGCCACATTGTCTGTCGCCATAGGATAAAACCCCTAAGAGGTGCGCCAAACGTCTGGGGGGAACCGGGACGTTAGAACCGGAGTGAGGCGCGATACGCCTCTCTATCCTCACACATAGCACACAATGTGTGCGGTGTCAATACATGAGCGTGGAGCAGGGAGCAGGGAGCAGGGAGCTAGGAGCCAGAGGGGGGAAAGTATCGTTGTGCGATACTTTGCTTATGTCTCGGGGCGACACTTGGATAGAATCGCATAGACTTGTTCACAAGTGATTGCACTTTCTGTCACCTTTTGTGCGGTGTTTTTGATACAAAGCGTAGGATAACGCGCGCCGAGTTATACGTTTTGCAACAATCTGTCAGTTAACGACGGGTCGGCGAGCGGCGACTTGAAAGAAAGGCAGGGATGTTTTTCTTTCAGGTTTCGTTACAAATACAGGGTTGTTTCTATAACGGGGTTCCCGAGCGGGGATAAATACCGGGAATCTGCGGCAACTATTCCAAACTGTCGAAGAGTTGACCGGCGCATACTTTTTGCTGAGTTGTTATTCCCACTTGCCCTTTAGTCGCAAAAACTATTGCGCAAAAAGTATGCAGCGGGCGGCTAGGGCCAGCCGCCCCTACCGGACCTTCGCCGCTTCGGCTCTGGTGGCTTCCAAGTAATCCCACAATTCCACCAGCGCATTGAGCTGGCCGTTGGCGTGGGCGAGGAGGCCGGGGTCTTTGGCGGTGGCCATGTTGCTGGCCAAGGCCACGCCGTCCGCGATGCGATCTTGCAGGGCGACCATGACGGCTTGCCAGCAGGGCGGGGCTTGGTCGCGGGTGAAGGCGAGGGCACCTTTGAAGTCGAACTCTTCGTCTTCAGAAACGGGGTAGCGGTCGATGGGGATGGTTTTGGTGAACAGTTGGCGGATTGTCGTGAATAGCATAATTTTTAAGCTGTTTGTGTTCGGTGTTCTTGAATGGCGAATGGTTATATCCAGAAAGGATACATGGCCCTGTTGGCTACGATGACGTGCGGGCCGCACTCTCGGCAGATGGGGCCGAGTTGTTCGTCAACTCCGTGGATGTCGTCGATACGAAGTTGCTTGGAACAGACGCCGCACTTGGGCGGCTCCTTGCTGCGGCCTCGCCATGGGCGGGCGCGCGGGGGTGGGGGAACTGTGCCGCTCGGCGCCATTAGTAACTCCCGCCTCCGCGCGGGCGCAGGATGTCGCCCTCGACGTTGTTGCAGCCGGAAAGCACAAGCATGCGGACGAGGTCAGGGAAATCCTTGCTGCTGCCCTTGTTTCCGTCCGCACCTGTCCATTCTTTCATACACCAGATTAGGTTCTGGCAATTCTCGCTAATGTAGAGCTTGGGCTGGTTCAGTGCGTCGAGCGGCTTCTGCGTGTTGTAGTGCAGCCAGTCATTGATAAGCCCGACACCTTCATCAATCGTGTCGCCGGGGGCGGCTGAGAAGTCCATGCCGAGGTCGCTCATTTCTTCGATGAGGGTGGTGGGGCGCTCCTTGGCCAAGGTCTGCGCGTTTCCGTAGCGCGAATCCATCCACCTTTCAAAGACGCGCTCGCCGTTCTCGACGTTGCGGATTTCTTCGATGTATCGCTCCAGCCCGAAGCCGAAGTCTTTCTGCGCGGGACCTTGGCGTCCGTCCGCCTTCTTGCCATCCGGCTCGGCCCACATGCCGGGGTAGCCGACGCCTTCGACATACTCGTTCGGGCAGGGCCACTCGCGGTAGATGAAACAGCGGTTGGCACTATCGAACAGCGCCCAGATCATGGCCCAGTTGCGCGCGGAGCAGGGGTCGATGAATTGGTAGCGGGTGCCCTCCTTGGGAATCCACTCATGCTTTATGACGTGAACCTTGTCGTTGAATAGCGGGAAGCGGTTGTTGATCGAGCGGGTCGGGACGCCATACGCACGGCAGAGAATCTTCTCGCGCGTCTCGTTGCGCAGCTCCTGCTGCATGCGTTCCCATCCGGCCCACGGATTGTTCTTGGTTTGGAAGTAAATGATCGGCCGGCCCTTGCGCCCTGTCTGGACGATGGGCACCTTCTCGTAGCCGACGATGACCTTCTCGCCCTTGTTGTCCTGAAACTTGGGCAGCAGCTCCGCATCGCACTCCTCCACGTTGCGGGCGCCGGTGAGGTAGTCTTTTACCGTGGGCGAGTAGCCTTCGATGGGGGTGAACGTAACGATAAGCACGCCGTTGCGGTCGAGCAAGCGGAAGCGCAGGGTTTCCAAGAAATCCAGCGGCACCAACTCGTCGCACCATGCTATGTCAATCTCGCCGCCTTCGATGGTGCTGATGTCCTGTGCGTAGTTGCGGAAGATGCACTGGCTGCCATTCGGGGCGACAAACTTGTTTTCGGTAAAGCCCCCTTTGACCGAGTAGGTTATGTTCGTGACTGTGCCCTTGCGCGCCTGCCGCCAGTCGGCCGGCAGATATTTGAAGACGCGGGGTTGTTGCATCTCAATCGAGTTGGGCGCCGTCGTCTGGAAGCACCACGCAACAGATTGCTTTTTGTGATACAATCTGTGGATCACCTCGCGCGCGGCCCATTCAGTCTTACCGGAGCGGTTGCCGCCCATAACGAGCAGTTCGCGGTTGTCCTCCAGTAGCTGGCTGGCCTTGTTCCAGATCGGTGGGCGGTAGCCGTAGCGGTAAGGGTCTACTTTTTCCTTGAGGATTAGTTCTTCCCGCTTGAGCAGCAGATCCCAGCCTTTCTCTGGCCCAATGGCCAAGAGCACGTCCTTGGGCGGCAGCTTCATCACCGGATGCGGGGTCGGGGTGAAGCGGGAGCGGGGAGTGGATTTCTTGTCGCTCATCTAAATAGTGGTGGCAGCACCCCCCAGTGCCGCCACCGCGCATTGGGTTTCCAGACGATTGGCGCAACCCTGACCGGAGAACAAGTAACCCCGGCCCTTTGTTGTTGATCGTCTTTTCATCCTTTGCGCAAAGTCATGCCGCCAATTCCGATTGCTTGGCCGCGTAGCTGTCGCCATAGCCGAAGTTCTTCAAGCGCTCGGGGCGCAGCAACTCGGGTGCCGGCATCATCCCGGCATGGCGATAGGTCGGGAACGTGCCGACCATCAACGAATACATCTGCACGTCGCATTTCTTCCAGCGGACGGCAAGCAGGTGGCCGTTGGGGTAGGGCGTGGCCTTTACGTCAACGGTGGTGCCATCGGGCAAATAGGCATCGGCCGCCGGACGCTCGGCAATCTGCGTGTCGGGGTAGATGTTGTGAATTTTGCAAAATGCAATCTCGGCGCCGATGCCCTCTAGGTCCGTCTGTTCGTCACTTTGCGGGCCGATGCGCGAGTTCTTGGTCCCTTCGCTGCGGTTGGACGCATGGCGACTGGCCGCCAAATAGCGGGCCAGCTTTTGCTCTGCGTCGTTGAGTGTGATTGTCATGTGTGCGGTTGTGTGCTATCTGGGTCCGCCGAGGAGACGCCATGCGAGAGCAGCCACTGCTGGAACTTGTCCGTTGCCAATGCACTGCATGCGGTCCACGCGATTGGCCACCCCATTAACCACTCGATCCAGTCGTGGTTCGCTGTTCCACCACCGTTGCTGCGGAGAATTAGTTCTCCACATATTCCGACTTGTTTCCCAATCCTCTTGCGGCGCGATAGATACTCCAGATTGTTCACGTCCGTCTTGTGCGCCGATGCCTCTGGCGTGGGCCAAGATCCAGATTCGCTCTCGCTTGTGAGGTGCTCCGGCGTGGCAAGCTCCCACAACTCCCCATCGCGCATTATACCCCAGCGTGGAAAGGTCTCCAAGGACTCGGCCAAGTCCTCGAACAGTAAGCATTGGCGAGTTCTCCACGAAAACGTAGCTTGGTCGAACTTCGCCGACGATTCTGGCCATCTCTCGCCACATTCCGCTTCTCTCGCCGTCGATACCGGCTCCTTTGCCGGCCGAACTAATGTCTTGGCAAGGAAACCCTCCCGAAACCACGTCAACAATTCCTCGCCACGGTCGTCCGTCAAAGGTTCGCACGTCAGACCAGACGGGAAACGGCTCCAGGCATCCGTCGTTTTGTCGCGCCACAAGAACGCTTGCGGCGTAGGCGTCGTATTCGACGGCACAGACGGTGCGCCATCCGAGCAACTTGCCGCCGAGTATTCCGCCACCAGCGCCTGCGAAAAGAGCCAGCTCATTCACTTGTGTCCTCCTCAATATCCAAAGTCGGATTCGGCGCACTGACGATCTGGTCGATGCGCACGGTGAGCCATTCGCCGTTGTCCTCGCGGATGACGGTGACGTAATCGTTCTCGCCGCCGCCGTTCTTGCAGTAGAGGAGCGTGCGGCAGGGGGCGTCCTTGCCTTTGACGTAGACACGCTCGCGGTCGGGGAAGAAGGCGATCATAAAGTATGGGCAGCAGGCTTCGCTTTTGTTGCGCTTACGAAGCTGGCGGTTATGTGACTAGCGGGGCGAATGCCTCCTGCCGGCGCAATACCTTTGACTGCTGCTAAAAGATTCATTTGCTCTTGCGCTTCC